CCCGTCTTTGGATTGATGAAACCACATTGGTCTTGAAGACCACCCGTTACGTTTACAACGATTGGAGTTCCTGCTGAAATTGCTTCGGCTGTACCGAGACCAAATCCTTCGTTTGATGCCATGTTGACAACAACATCGGCAACGTTGTATAGAACATTTAGTATTTCACCGGGCAGAATTTTATCAGAGAACATAACTGGATAAGGACATAGTTCAGATACGACCGCAGTAAGGTCAGTTCCATTTGGGTCTACTGGTGCACCGTGCATTACAAGAATTGCATCTTGTTCTGGATTGCCACCGGATCTCTTTATTTGGTCGCACATATGCTTATATGCAAGAACTACATCACCTGGATGCTTACGGTGGATATTTCTATTGTTCCAAAAAACAACAAACTTATCTTTATTGTTTCCACGGATTTTATTTGATTCGGTGAGTAAGTCATTCCAATGTTTATCACCCATTTCGAGTGGATAAAAAGTATTCGTGTCAATACCATGTGGGACATATGTTACTCTTGTTGGGGAAATAGAACCTTCGAATCTTGTAAGAACTCTTTGGTTAATTCCATATGTTTGTTTTGAAATAGCCATCAACAAATCACAACTTGAATATGCTTCTTTATTCCAATATGGGTCTGGAATATCGTCCCATATATTTAGATACATAAGTGGAATCTGTGTACGGATTTCATTCTCCATAGCGTACAACCAATCCCAAAAACGTGGATCGGTGAAATGAAGAATTGCATCTGGCTTTTCGGATTTTATTAGATTACGAATAAGAAATGGATCACCATATCCATCATTACAGTAAATCTTTACAGATGCATCTTGAACACCTGTTACATTTTTTGCGTCTTGTGAAAGGTCAAGTGCCTTTCCTTTATCGGGGTGATTGATAGCGGCACCAACTTGAACCCAATCATACTTGTGAACTGTGCCTATAACCATATCACGAGAAACGGTTGCAATACCGCTTGTTAGACGTAAATCGTCTGATAAGAGTAGAATCTTTTTCTTTGCCATACGAAACCTTTGATTACGAAACTTTTGTTTTCAATAAATATCAATATACGAAAAAACGATTACAATAACAAGTGTGGTTTGGCTTCAATCAAACCATTCTGTGTAATCAAAACGTGTTCAGAATTTACATGAAACTCTGTAATGTTTCTTGCATTTACATAAGACATCGAAGAACGAACTCCGTCCTTGATGTCATTGATAATACGTTCAACTTTACCCTTGTAAGGAATCAACTTTGAATTACCTTCCACGTTCTTTTCTTCTAAACCATGAACTTGCTTTACTTCGGCAGATGCAGAACCACGATACTTCTTGAAGAGTTGTTCATTCGGCCACATTCCCATTCGGTGAATTTCACCAGGAGATTCACGAGTACCTGCAAGAAGTGAACCAATCATAACAGAATCTGCACCGAGTGAAAGTGCCTTTGCAACATCACCAGTCATCTTGATTCCACCGTCTGCAATGATAGGAATATCAAGTCCTGTTTCTTCCACTCCTGCAATAGATTCAATTAGTGCAGTTACTTGTGGAATACCAACTCCAGTTCTAATTCTTGTTTCACAAAGAGAACCGTTACCGATACCAACACGAATTGCATCGGCTCCCCACTCTGCGAGATTCCTTGCACCTTCGCGAGTAGAAACATTACCAGCAATCATATCAACATATTCAGGAAGATTTTCCTTACACCACTTGATTGCATCCTTTACTTGTTTTGTGTTACCGTGGGCAACGTCAATGAGAAGAACAATAACACCTGCGTTTATAAGTTCTTGTGCACGTTCTTGATAATCACCTGTTGCACCAATAGCCGCAGCAACTAACTTCTCTTGTTCTTTTATCTTACGAGATTGGTTTGATTGTTCACCGATACTCATGAATCTATGAACTACACCAACACCACCGTGTGATGCCATAGCAAGACACATCTTTGAATCTGAAACTGTGTCCATCGGTGAAGAGACAAGCGGTGTTCCGATAACATATCTTTTTGTGAATTTAGTTATTAGTTCACATTGACTACGACTTTCTATCTCTGAATACTTTGGAATAATTTGAATATCATCAAATGTATATGCGTACTTCATTATTGAACCCTGTTCTTTATTGGACATAAATCATCTCTATCTTTGAACTCACACCAACGGCAATTCTTTTTCTTTTCGCCTTCAATCGGTGGATAGTAAATATCTGTTCTTTTATTACCTTCCGAGTCAAATGCCGTTTCAACAAATGTCTGAATCTCTTTCAGGATTTGAGTTTGTGAAACCTTACCGTGAGAAGGTGCAAATCGTTGAACACGTTTCTTCATCGCGGCATATTCGGCATCTTCAGCTATCTTACGTTTGAGAATAAGATACTCAATCTCAATATCATCAGGATGAATATCATATTGTTTTGCATAGAATGTTTTGTAAAGAACAAGTTGTGATGTCTTTACCTTATCCGCCTTTGTGTATTTGTTCCAACCACTTGTTGATGTTTTGAAATCGTAGATATGAATCTTACCGGTTTTCAAATCTCGCATCACCAAGTCGAGGAAACCAACAAGACGAACATTTGGATTTGACTCAACAGGAATAATGTTGATTGGCTTTTCAATACCAACAAGTTCCCAACCCTTCTTCATAAAGAACTCTTCACGGTGTGCCTTGAACCAACGGATAATTTCAATACCATCCATTAGGTGTTCTTGCATTTCATCACGGTGCGAAAAGTGTTCATCATTGTTTTCAGTCAACATCTTCTTATACTCCACACCCATCTTTTCTTTTAGGAGGTCTTCGAGTGGAAGTGCATTTGCTTCTTCAACAGTAGAACGATACAACATTTCCACATACATCTGAAGAACTTCGTGCATTGCAGTTCCAAACACAAGTGCGATTGATGGAGAAGGAACGGAAACCTTATCGATATAATTCAGTTTCCAACGATGAGGGCATCCCTTCCACATTTGGTATTGTGAGAAGGAAATTCGTGAAGAGGACATTACTTACCCCACTTCCCGTTTTGAACGAGTTGTGCAATGATACCGTAAACTGAAATATCTTTGAATGTATCTTCGAGTGACTCACCGACGGCATCGGCAGAACCAAACATAATCATTTGCTTGTACCGATTGATTTTGTCATTGAGACGGAAGAACAAACCTTGAAGTGATAACTTACGGTCTTGTTCTCTTTCAAGAGTTGTTCCTAATGAAATGTTATCCGGACCGTAGTTCTTTTGTTTACGGCAGAATAAAACATATTGGTCTCTTTGAATCTTCTTAAACTCATCAGTCATTGCAGGATATTTTTCTTCCATCTCACGAACGATTGGGTCTTCTTGTCTACCCAAGTCAATTTCTTTTATTGCCATCTTGTTCCTCATTGTAATGTCTTTAGTTGTTTCTTGAATTTTTCTACGTCTTCTTTCTTGGTTCCATAAGATTCCAAAACAGAAATAAGTTCGTTTGGATTTATTCTTACAAGGTCTCTAATATACTCAAAAATTACTTTTTTGCCAAGTTGATAATGTTGACAGAATAAATCTACAAACTGCGAATCTATATCTATCTTTTTCTTTTTCTTTGTGTATTTCAGATAGAATGTTGTCTTTGGTAGAATATCGTGAAGTAACTTGTAGTAATCTTTGGAAGTAAGGATGCCGTTACTATACTTTTGAAAGTCGTTCACGGCATCCGTTAGTTCCATTTCCATAGAAAACCAACGGGTGATAATAAAGTTATTCCACACCTTTTGGTCTTCTTCGGCAAGGGCTTCCCATTTGATTTTATCTTTGGTCACACCCTTTATCAAATCAAACAAGGTCTTAGCCATTCTGACCATACCCTGTTGGTAAAAATTCAGGATTGATATTTCCACACTCAAGACAAGCATACGTTTCAAGTGGAACGATTGCTTCCTTACCAGTTGGAGACATGAGAGCTGAAATCTTCTTGAAGAAGGTTACTGAATGAAAGAAATGCCCGTCACACTTATCACAAGTAATATCTTGTGCTTCGTTGAGATTTACATTTACACGTTGTGGTTGTTGTTCTCCACCGCCAATATCAAATATATTGCTCATATTATTTCCTTTGATCTATTTCCATAATAAGTTGAATAAACATTGCCATCGCATTAATTTCATGGTCTACTACCATTGCATCTTTGTATTGTGATTCCGCGATAATAAGAATCGCAGTTGATACAAACCCATTCGCAAATTGTTCTACATTATCATAAAGATAACGGAAGAGTGGGTTGTAATCACGGATTGAGTTGTCAGCAAGAATCTGACGAATCTCTGTGTACTTTTCTTTCTTGTTCTTACTTGACTTTAGAATATCAACAATCGTCGAGTAAAAGTTGTTCTGAACAAGAGTTGACTTATCAAGTTGCATCTTACCATCGAGAATACAACGTTGAACTG